CTAAATTAGAAGAAAAATATCCTTTATAATATGGCAATCAAAAGTGAAAAAATCGTAGGTAAACAAATCATCAACGAGATTGAATCTTCAAATCTTATGAAGACCGTTTACGACTTAGACAAAAAAACATTAGTAGCAACATTTAAGAATGGTACTGAGTATGAATATGTTGAGGTACCTCACAAGACTTATACAAAATTCAGATTGGCTGAATCGCAAGGTAAATTTTTCAATACCGAGATATCTAAGAAGTACAAATACAAAAAAATAACAAAGTAAACTTTCTTTGTATTTATATGTTATGGAGCAAAATGCAAGAATTATTTCAAGTTTTTACGTTCAGGATGAATTAAATTCTGAAATTTGGGATACGTTAGAAGATGGGTCTTATGTTATGAAAGATGAGGTTCGTAACTCTCTTCTTGCAATCTCTAATGAATTTATCGATTTTTTAGGTTTAGATATTTTTGTTTCAGATATCACAATGACAGGTTCATTGGCGAACTACAACTGGTCAGAGTTCTCTGACATTGACTTACACATTATGTATGACTTCACTGAGGCGGGTGAACAAAAAGAGTTGTACAAAGAATTATTCAAATTAAAAAAGACGTTATTTAATTCTACTCACGATATTACCGTTAGAGGTTATGAAGTTGAATTATATGTTCAGGACTCCTCAGAACCACATTTTTCAACGGGAGTGTATTCTGTGATGTTTGACGAATGGATTAACGAACCAACACCTGAGAGTGTTACATTAGACGAAGATAAATTAGAAGATAAAGCCAATCAATGGATGGAAATCATTGATACCGTAATTGAGAATGTTTCTGATGATGAGTTAGAAAGTGCATTAGAAACAATAGAAAAAGTCAAAGACAAACTTAAGAAATATAGAAGTTGTGGTTTGGAAAGAGAGGGTGAATATTCTTATGAAAATTTGGTCTTTAAGTTTTTAAGAAGAAATGGATACATTCAAAAACTCTTCGACTTTACAAACGAACTCGTAGATAAAAGATTATCCTTAGAACAAGAAACTAACTCATAACAATACCTAAATATAGGAAAAAATGACAAATCCTATATTTGGGTATATTTATATATAAAAATGTATTATGGCACAAGGATGTAACCCGGCAACGGAATATAAAGCTTTCTCAGGTTCAACTGAAACTGTTCATGCAGTTTATAGTAAAGCCGACGGGACTGAAGTGGTACAATGTAGTACAGTTAAACTCGGTGGAAACGGAGTTTTTAATTAAACAGAAAAAAACAAAAATAGTATAAAAATGGGAGACTTAAAACCTATCGGAAGTGAGAAATTACAGGGTGATGAAAAACTAAGACGCATCATGGAAATTGCTCGCTACAACGAAGTAGAGCGTTCGACTTCGAATGTGAACGAGACTGTTGACTATACAAGACAGTTAGCAGATGGTAAATATTATAGTATTATTCACGAAAAGAATGGATACATCATCAAAACAGGATTGAATGAATCTGAGATGGATTATGCTGAAAGAATCGAAAACAGACGTTATCATTCTTCTTATTCTAAAGCCTTGAAGAAATTGAATCTAATGGCTAAAGAATTAAACACTCTACACGAAAACGAAGAAGGTTTAGAGCTATTCGGTGAGCAAGACAAGAAGTTTGTTTTGAAAACACCAAAACCTGAAGTTGAAGCACCATCACCTGAACCAGAAATGGATTTAGATTTGGACATGGGTTCTGAAGGTGGTGAAGAGGAACTTGATTTGGACATGGATTTAGGTATGGACGATGAAGGTGGTGAAGAATTAGATATGGATTTAGACTTAGACGCTGAAACTCCCGCAGAAGAAGAGGAAATCTCAATCAAAGAAATTCAAAAACTAACAGGTAAATTAGGTCAAAAATTAAGAACTATTGACCAACAAGATGGTTTAACATCAGAAGATATCAAATATGTATTAAACTCTATTATCTCAGCAGTTGATTTAGATAAATTAAGTGAAGAAGATAAAGAGGACATCTTAGAAAACTTTGAAGAGGACGAAATCGACTACGGTGTAGATGATGAAGCCGATTTAGATGTTGATGCTGGTGAAGAATTGGACTTAGACATGGACTTAGATATGGACATGGATATGGAAGAACCAATGGAAGAATCAGCTGAAGTAGGTGAAAGAGTAATGGATGAAATCTTTGCAGAATCTAAAATTGACAAAGTATTATCAAAGTACTTCGTAGTTAGTGACGAAGAAAAAACATTGACTGAATCAAAAAACATCAAAAACTTCTTAGTTGAGAAAATTCAAAAGGTAACTGTAAGAAAAGAAATGAAGTCTATGTGTGAAACAGTAGAACAAGAATTGACTGCAGATTTCTTATTGAAAGAAAATAAAACAATTAAGTTTTTAGGAAAAACAAACAAAGGTAATTTAGTATTTGAGAACGACGGTCAACAGATTAAAGTTTCTCAAAAGGGTGAATTATTATGAATTTAGTATACGTTAACGAACTCGGACCCAATTATAAAGGGGATAACATTTACGAGTTTATTTTTAGTGACGTTGACGATGTATGGGGTGAAGATTGGGACAAAGAACCAGCCGGTGGTAACCCAACTCCACCCCTTATACATTTTATAAAGAAGGTTGGAGTTTTAAGAAACTCAGGTATTGAGTTAAACTTAATCCAAAATTCAGATTTTTTCTCTGTTTATGATGCAACAGAAGGTGTGATAGCCTTAGCATGGGAAGACAGTGAAAGTGAAGCCGTAGTAGATGACAAATACACTAGATTGGTTTTCCGATATGGTGACACAGTCAAAGAAGTGGAAGATAAAATTTACGAGAGAGACATCGTATTAACTTACGAAAAAAATATTGCAAGTCATGAACAATAAGAAAGTTGCAAGTTTATTGAACAAAGGTATCAAGTTCGAAACACTTAAGATGTTGAACGAAACTCAAATTGATACATTATATACTGCCGTAATTGGTGAACAAGAAAGTTTGTCTGATAAAGTACAAGATGTTCAACAATTAAAAGGTGAATTATCACAATTGAATCAAGCAATTGACCAAACCATTCAAAAGATTGGTGAAGAAGAAAATGAAGACGGGTTGGAAGATTTGGCACGTCAAGATTATACTGGTCAAGAAGGTCCTCATGATGAGAAAGACATGGCTCCTGATGGTATGGATGATGATTCAGATAATAACCGTTCAGAAATGGGTGAAGAAGAAGAGGTTAATCCATGGGCGATATGTACATCTTCATTAGGTTTAGAAGGACGTGAAAGAGAGTCATATAGTAAGAGTGAATCTGAAAAATATGAAAGATGTGTCAGAGACGTTAAAAAACAAAATGAAATTAGACAAATCGAAGAATCTATAGTATCTTTGGTGAAGAAATACGTACCGACGACTATGAGTAAGAAAGATTTAATGAATTTATTGGAACAGGGACCTGGTACGAAGGAAGCTCCTGTAAAGACACCTACAAGGACTAAACCTGAAAGGAAGACACCTTATAAGCCGAAACATAAACCGGCTCCAAAAGCGGGTGAAACAGAAACTGCACCTTCGAGAGTTAAACCTGGTACAATTGAAAAACCAGAAAGAAAGACTCCGTACAAACCAAAACACAAACCAGCACCTAAGGCAGGTAAAAAAGAATTACCAAGTTTTTTGAAGTTTAACACATTAAATATACAATTTAGAGATGAGCAAGAAGATTAATGAAGCACCAATTGACTACGGAGATAGACCAGAAAGAATGGCTCCTGATATTCAGGCAAAAATTCAAGGTCGTGAGACTCCGTTATCTGATAATCCCGCTTTGGATATCGATGTGGATGGTGATGGTGTTGTATCATCATTTGAAGAGTTATTGGCGTCGAAAAGATTTAAGGACGTTGTAGATAAGGTAAAACAATATACAGGTATTACTGACATCTCTAATCAAAATGCCTTGATGCAGTTGCAAATGATGTTGCAACGTGCAGTTCAAGATGTTAAATCAATCGAGAACGAAAACGAAGAGTATCTTGAAAACTTGGCCGTTGATTTGGTTAAGAAAGAAATGGCACTTCCTGATGGAGCATTCCAATTCGATGTAGAATTATTATCAGGTATGGGTCAGATTGACACTTCTAAAATGAGACCTTCATCAGAAGAACCTGATGAGGAGGATATTATGAAAATGTTCGGTGATGAGAATGCCGATGATATGGAGGACGACATCGAAGCATTTATGGATGCAATGGATAAGTTTGACATGGAGAAAGCAAAAAGACGTTTCATCAACTCCTTAATTCAAGGAGCGTCTAAGAAAGGTCATTATATGTTCAACTTGGTTCGTGAAGAATTGGACCGTTTGGACCCACGACTACTTAACCTTTACGGTGTGTTAATGTCTATTGCAGATTTGATGTACTGGATTATACCTGATGAAATGACACAGATGATGGCAGGTGAGGGTGAAGGTGTTCAGGGTTCTGAAGAAGTTGATGATACTACTGACCCACCTACAATTAAAGCAAAAGGATTATTCTTTCCTGTTTTACTTCACGAGTTAATCAAAGGTGTGTACGAGGTATTGGGTACACAAGGTTTACCTGACGACCCTAAAGCCGCAGATATGGTTATGGCATCACAAGATACCTTACCTTATGAAATTTGGGATTTAAGATTAGGGCCTGTTATTTGGGAAAGATTCACCGCATCATATCCTGAAGATTTATATGAAGATGATATGAGAGAGATTCAGAATTATTTATTCTCACGTTTCTCAGCATTATCGACAGAAGAGTTCTTCGAGGTGGCTAAAGAAATTATTGGTGACTCAGAAAAAGGTCAGAAGATTGTTAAGAGAATGGTTGATGAAATCGTTGAGGAACTTCGTCAGTATGACTTAGAAGACGCTTTAGGTGATAGTGATGACGAGGAAGATGATGATGAGTTCAGAGACTTCTTAGGTGGTCTCGGAATTGATTTATCATAAATAAATCTTACTTTATGATTTATGGGTTTAAGTAGAGAACAGGTATTGGTCGAGTATGCAAAGATTGTGAAAGATACTTCCTATGCTCTTAAGACCTATCTTCAAACCTACGACAATACACAATCACGTTACGTTCCTTTAGAATTATTCCCTGACCAAGACAGGTTGATATACGACTACGATAACTTTGAGGAGAATATCGCTATTAAGTATAGACAGGCGGGTGTATCTACGGTAACCGCTGCGTGGTCATCTAAAAAGTTGGTTACGGCTAAAAAGAGTAAACCTGAAAAGATTCTAATCATTGCAAATAAATTGGATACATCCATGGAATTTGCGAATAAGATTAGGGCATTCCTTGACCAATGGCCTGAG